TTTAAGCCTAGAAGATAACGACGATCTAATGGCCCACCTTTATGTAAGACATTTCGGCGATATGCACGGTGGTCAGATTATTAAAAAGAGAGTACCAGGCTCGGGTTCAATGTATGAATTTGAGAATAGACGAGAATTGATTTCTGGTATTCGAGAATTGTTGTACGATGATATGGTCGATGAGGCAATTATTTGCTTTGAATACGCAACAAAATTATTTGGGGAATTAGATACAATTTTCTCAACAACTGATTAACCACAGGATACATTATGGATACACCATTACTGAATAGACTGCGAGAGCTGTCGGCCGATATTATTAAACTATTCGACAATCATTTAGAGTCATTTGATAACGAAAAGCATGTCAATGAGTTTGAAGGTTGGACAGATCTCTTTTGGCGATCTGATTCCATTCGTAAGGCACACCTAAAAATAATTGAGCCATTGCCAGGCAAGCCAAAACTCTGGTTGATACACATTAATGTCTTCCCAGATGCCTCATTACATTACCCTATCTTGGGGCTCGATGTTGTTGCAGGTCCGAATAAAATCAGTGGTTCTTTTTTTGATTTCTCTCCCGTGTCTCACGATACGCACCCCATTGTTACCACATTTGGTCTTGCCACCAGAGATTTGGTATGGAAGAAAGAACGAGAGTTACCCGATTGGGCCAAAGAGATATTTTCACCTCATATGGTTGCAGCAGGAAATATTCGTGAGGGTGAAGAAACAGAGCAGTTTTGTGAGCATGCATTAAAATTGATTTCTTACTATCTTTCAGAAGTCCAACATGGGGCTCTTTGGCAGAATGGTGTTGATCATTTGGATTGGCATAATAATTACTGTGTTAATCAGAAAAAGAATAAGCAGCTCTGGAATTCACTTAGGGCAATGAACCTAGACGAAGGTAAGATAGAGCAATATGTCAATGATGTATTGTTTGAGGAGATCGATCCTTAACACATTCCGCTATGTAATATATTGTATGACAAAAATAAATGGAAGAAATAACGCATTCTGACGATCTAGCTGTATATATATTATCGTAAAATGAAAGATTGTTACAAAAGGTAACAATAAACTATCTTTTACACCTTAAATCCCCCAAATGAAAGGAGTTTTTCTGAGATGAAAAATTTGATTATAGCGAACCACCGAATGGAGCAGGAGGGTCATGAACAACCTTCTGTCTAACTTCCGCAACAATGGTAAAATATGTTTGTTCTGTGATGCAGTGTACCTCACAACAGCAGTAACCTTGCCTATAGCCCTACCCTTTATTATCATAGCAATGACAGTGTCACAATGATGAAAAAGCCTACGGATTCCAAAAAAGAAGATCGTATTGCTATCATAGCATTGTCTGTGATACTTATACTGTCGATCGCTGGTGGCTTGATGCCCCTTATAAGCCCCGCAAGTTATCAGATCCACCCGGAGTTGATGATGTACTCGATCCCGGTACCGATGTTATAAATAACCCTTGACATAGTGGTAGCACTTTGATATAATGACGGTCTGAATGTGAGAATGTTCAGGCCGTTTTTTTATTTGCGAAATTGGTTGACATTGTATGCATATCCTGATATAATGTACTCTTCAAAAATCAAGGAGGTATTAATGTCGGTTGTGAAAATGACCCCCGAAAAGATCCACCATGACATCTCAAACATGATTGCGCGTGGTGTTCCATACATCGATGCTCTCGTCCATTACGCCGAGAAAAACAATCTTGAGATTGAATCTATCGCTGACATCGTTAAGAAGTCTTCGATATTGAAAGAAAAAGTAAGAACTGAAGCTGTTGATTTGAGAATGGTAAAGCAAGATGAGCCTAACATCACCGACCTATGTGAATGAAACCTCATTTGAGGCCTACGTCAAATATCTTGCTTTAAAGAAGCATTTTACAACTGACGGTTACGATTTTCATAAATACAATGGTAAAGTTAGGGCTTCAATGGATTCATTTAGAGCCCGAAACGATGCATTCTTCTTTGCCAAACTGGCACAAAAAGAGGATTACATCAATAGAATTATGTCCAATATGTTGGTAAAACCCAACTGCTGGATAAAGGATATACTTGAACACGAAGGTGAACAAGTGTATGTAGATTGGAAACGAAAACAAGAGTCACTCTCTTACATTTTCAAGTCTGATCTGAAACAGCTTGATGAAAATTATCAAGCTAATTTTGTATCACGCGATGGTCAACATCCAATTTTGATGACGACATATCTGCGGAAACAGATCTCAATAGAGACATTTACTCTATTAGTTCATTTCGCAAATATTTTTGATTATTGGGACAAAAAATTGGTTGACAAAATAGTTTCGCGTGATATAATAAGAACTGCTAGAAAGTATAAACCCTTTCTGGCTATTGATGAAAAGAAGTTCAAAGACATTGTCCGCGAACACTTTATTTGATATGAAATATATCGCATATAACGCTATACAAAGGAGAAACACAATATGGCACCTACAGACTTCGCTGCACTTAAGAAAAATCGAAGCAAATCCCTCGACAAGCTCAATCAACAGCTTGACAAAATCCAAACAAAAAGCTATTCAGATCCTAATGAAGGTAAATTCTGGAAACCCGTACGTGACAAGGCTGGCAATGGTTTCGCAATCATTCGTTTCTTGCCTGCACCAAACGGTGAAGAAATGCCATTCGTTCGTATCTGGGATCATGGCTTCCAAGGACCTACCGGCCTTTGGTACATCGAAAACTCACTGACCACTCTTGGCAATGATGACCCTGTTTCTGAGTTTAACTCTAAGCTCTGGAACACTGGTATTGATGCCGACAAAGAGCAGGCCAGAAAGCAGAAACGTCGACTCAAGTATGTTTCTAATATCTACGTTGTGAAGGATTCTGCAAATCCCGAAAACGAAGGTAAGGTATTCATGTATCAGTTCGGTAAAAAGATCTTTGATAAGTTGAATGACTTGATGAATCCTAGCTTTGAAGATGAGGATCCAGTAAACCCATTCGATCTTTGGGAAGGTGCAAACTTCCGTCTGAAGATTCGACAGTTTGAAGGATACCCCAACTACGATAAGTCAGAGTTCGATGCACCGACTCCACTCTTTGATGATGATTCAGAGATGGAAGATGTATGGACACAAGAACACTCGCTTGACGAGGTGATTGATCCTAAGAACTTCAAGTCTTACACCGAGTTGAAGACTAAGCTCTATCGGGTACTTGATATTACTGCAGATGCACCGGTTGCATCTTCCCCTATGGAAGACACGACTGATGACTTAGATCTTGGTAACATGGCTTCGGCCGAACCCGAGACTCCGGTTGCAGAATCTCCAATGGCATCTAGTGTTGTAGAAGATGACGACGATCTATCAATTTTTAAAGAACTTGCTAGAAGTTAAATAAGGTCATTGGGGCATGTGAGCTTCAAAAGCGCTCGGTTGAACATCGTCCGTACAGCGCGCCTCACCTCTGCCCCACTCTTCTATTACGGAGATCCATATGGATAAACAAGAAACTATACTCGATTTTGATTTTGGCTTTACTGCGGTAGATGCTGATGAGCTTGATGTAGTAAGAGAGGCAAAGCAGGTGGCCGAGACCACTTCTGCAACTGCTGAATCTAATGCTGCTAAGGCTCAACTCATCTATGATGCAGTCGTACCGCTACTCAATAATCTCAAAGCGAATCCAGAAAAAGATTACATCTATTGGCCGGATCGTTATGATAAACTTGATGCGTTTGCTGATAAGCTATATCAGATCTTGAAAGGAGATTAATTATGAGTTTGCTTGATAAAATGTTAAAGGCCGGTTCGGTCAAGGGCTCTTCGGTCCTGTCAAAATCTTCCTTCTTCGGTGAGAAAGATCCCATTCAAACTGAACTTCCAATCGTGAATATTGCTTTCAGTGGCTCACTTCATGGTGGTCTGATCCCTGGTCTGACTGTTATTGCTGGTGAATCAAAAAGTTTCAAGACTCTCTTGTCACTTTATTGTATGAAAGCATATCTGAAGAAGTACAAAGACAGTATTGCAATGCTGTATGATTCGGAATATGGTATCACGCCTGAATATCTTGAAGGCATTGGTATCGATACCGATCGTGTATTGCACATACCGATTGAAGATGTCGAACAGCTCAAGTTTGACCTCACCAAACGATTGAATGAAATCGACAAAGGTGATAAAGTTTTTATTATGATAGACTCTGTTGGTAACTTGGCTTCTCGTAAAGAGGTAGAAGATGCCGAGAATGAGAAATCTGTTGCTGACATGTCACGTGCTAAACAATTGAAATCACTCTTCCGCATTGTAACTCCCAAGGTCACAGGCAAAGATATTCCATTGGTCGCAATCAATCATACCTACAAGGAGATTGGTCTGTTCCCTAAGAATATTGTATCCGGTGGTACTGGTATTTACTATTCAGCCAATCAGATCTTTATTATCTCTAAGGCACAAGAGAAAGATGGTACTGATCTTGCAGGCTTTAAATTCACAATCAACATTGAAAAGTCTCGTTATGTAAAAGAGAAATCAAAACTTCCATTTAAAGTATTATATGACTCGGGTATTCAGAAATGGTCTTCCCTTTTTGAACTCGCACTTGAATCAGGGCACTTGACAAAGGCCAATCAAGGATGGTATAATATAGTTAACATGGATACTGGCGAGGTTATCGAACCTAAGAGACGCTCTAAAGACATTGAACAGGACGATGAGTTCTTTGAAGGTCTTGTTGCTGATCCTCGGTTCAATAATTATATTGAAAGTAAATTTAAACTGCTAATGGCTGATGAGGTTGAGGATGCTAGAGAAGACGATACTGTCGAATTTGATACTTAATGATGAGTACTACCGAAAGGTATACCCCTATATTAAGGAAGAATATTTCGACGAAAACGCACTTCAAAAGGTCTTTTCAACGTTTGTAGATTATGTTGAGCAATACAGAGAGCCTCCTTCAACGGAGGCTCTTAAACTCACCATCGACAAACGCAAAGATCTAAACGAAGAAACATATTCCCAGGTGATGGGCATTGTTGACGAATTACAAGTCGACAAAGATACGAGTCAAGAATTTTTGATCACGGAGACTGAGAAGTTCTGCCAAGACAAAGATTTGTATAACTCGATACGTAAGGCTATTCTAATCCTAGATGGCCAAGACAAAGACACTGACAAAGGCTCGATACCAAAAATCTTATCTGATTCGCTCGGAATCAACTTTGACTCGAGTGTCGGTCACGACTTCTTAGAACAATTCGAAGATCGTTATGACTATTATCATAGAAAAGAGGAAAGAATTCCTTTTGATATTGATATTCTGAACAAGATCACCAAGGGTGGTCTGCCTCGCAAATCAATGACTGTATTACTTGCCACGACTGGTGGTGGTAAATCTTTATTGAAATGTCACTTCGCTGCTAATCATTTGATGTATGGTAAGAATGTATTATATGTCACCATGGAAATGGCTGAAGAAGAAATCGGTCGGCGTATTGATGCCAATATTATGGACATCACGCTAGATGAACTCACTGAATGCCCACGAGATGTTTATGAGAAACGAATGGGTAGATACAAGACCAAGACTCCTGGCAAACTTGTGATTAAA